ATCTCAAGCTATTAAAGAACAAGAAATGCAATTAACTGCAGCGGCTCAAGATGCAGCTACTAAAGTTACTCAACAAGTAATGGATGAAAAATCTTATAAAATTGTAATGGAAAGTTCTGCAAAAAAGAATGTAGTCGATGCTATAAAGTTTTATGAAAATAGAATCATACAAACATGTAGCGTTGGGGATGACGTATTTTTATATGAGTATACATTGCCAATGCAAGAATATCCAATAATACCTATTCCATATATGTATACTGGAACTCCTTATCCTATGAGTGCGGTATCTCCATTGATAGGTAAGCAACAAGAAATAAATAAAGCTCATCAAATAATGTTACACAATGCAAATTTAGCTTCTAATCTTAGATGGATGTATGAAGAAGGTTCTGTACCTGAGGATGAATGGGAAAAATATTCTTCATCACCGGGGGCTTTATTAAAATACAGACAAGGATTCACACCTCCTACTCCAGTTTTGCCAGCTCCAATTAATAATGCATTTTATACTGTAGTTCAAGAAGGTAAAGGTGATGCTGAATACATAAGTGGAGTTCCTTCAGCTATGATGGGATTCACTCAAGACCAAGCAGAGACATATAGAGGCCTATTAGCTAATGATGAATTTGGGACTAGGAGACTTAAAGCTTGGATGGGAAGTGTAGTTGAACCCGCATTAGAACATCTTGGAAGATGCTTTCAAATGATTGCGCAAAAACACTATTCAGTTGAAAAGGTATTTAGAATAGTCCAACCAGAAGCTGGTCAAACTCCACAAGAACAGGAAAAAGAAGTTAAAATTAATATCCCTATTTACAATGATTATGGTGAAGCAATATCTAAATATAAAGATTATTCAAGCGCTAGATTTGATATAAGAGTGGTATCTGGAGCTACAATGCCAGTTAATAGATGGGCTTTATTGGAAGAATATTTCAAATGGTTCCAAGCTGGTCTTATTGATGATATAGCTATGGTGGCTGAAACTGATATAAGAAATAAAAAACAATTAATACAAAGAAAATCAATGTATTCACAATTACAAAGTCAAGTACAGGGTATGGAGGAATCATTGAAAGATAAAGATGGAACTATAGAAACATTACAAAGGCAATTAGTACAAGCTGGAATAAAGATGCAAGTTGGAACAGCTTCTAATGAAATAAGAAAAGATTTACTAGAAACAGAAGCTCAGCAAAAAGTATTGAGAGGAGCTTTGAAAAGTGAGTTTGAAAAGATGAAAGCTGAAATGAAAGCAGATATGAAAATTCAGCAATCTAAAGAATCTGATGGCTAATTGGAAAAAGAAAAGCTATAGCAATATGGCTAGAGATGGTAGTAAAAATGGAAGATGGAAGGATGGTAGTAGCCAAACTCATTATAGAAATAAAGCAAATGCTAAAAAAGGAGAAGTTGTTCATCACGAAGATGGCAATAAAAAGAATAACAAATCTTCTAATCTTAAAAAGATTTCAAAAGCGCAACATAACAAAGAACACCCTGAAAAGGGTGGTCGCAGAAAATGCAAAAAGGGTTATGTGTGGAACATGAAAGTAAAAACATGCGTAGCGATTAATTAGTTTGATAATTTGTCTGTTATGCATAAATTAACAAAACTCTAAATAGGAGAATAGTATGTCAGAACAAGTAGGTAACGCTGCTGAAGCCCCCGAAAGTAAGAGCGTACAAGATAGCGTAATGAGCATGGGCTCTGATGATTTTTTTGAATCATTAGATGCTCAAGTTAATGGAGCTATTTTAGATGAACCTTCACAACCAACCTCGACACAAAGCGATAACACGCAGGCGAGCCCCAATGTAGAAGTTCAGGAACAAGTATCTGAAGTAGATACTTTGCAAAAAAGGTATAGTGATTCAAGTAGAGAAGCAAAAAGGCTAAACGGAAAACTTTCCGAATTAGAACCTTATATGCCGATACTTGATGCTATGCGAGAAGACCCTAATTTAATTGCTCATGTGAGAAATTATTTTGAGGGTGGTGGTCAGACCCCGCAAACAATGACTGATAAGTTAAATCTGGATGAGGACTTTATGTTTGACGCAGATGATGCTTTTCAAAAACCTGAATCTGATTCTGCAAAAGTTTTGGGAGCAACCATTGATGGAGTAGTCCAAAGAAGGTTGAACTCAGCTTTGCAAGGGCAAAAAGTAGAAAACCAGAAGTTGGCAAGAGAGACTGATTTTAGAAGTCGTCATGATATGAATGATGAACAATGGTCTCAATTTGTTGATTTTGCAAAATCTAAATCATTAGCTCTAGATGATATATATTATCTTATGAATAGAAATAACAGGGATGAGAAAATTGCTGATAATACTAGGCAAGAAATTCACGAAAAGATGCGTGAAGTTCAACAACAACCGGGTACTTTAGCAACTCAAGGAAGTGTTCAAACTGAACAATCCCCAGACGATTCAGTCTTTGATGCGATTCTAGGTCAGACCAATGAACTAGAAGAAGCGTTTGGTATTTAATATCGAGCGCAATTAATCCTTAAAAAAAGGAGCTCAAAATGGCTGATGTTTTTGGAATGGAAACATATGGCGCAGGGCCGGATTCGTGGAATGCTGGCTCTGATAAGCTTACTGGCGACCTTAGACGTAAGTACAATTTTGGGGATAGAGTTTCTGAACTAGCGATAGCTCAAGACCCTTTCTTCCGATTTGTATCTAAAGTTGCAAAGAAGCCTACGGATGACCCTGAGTTTAAGTTTACCGAACGTAGGGGTTCGTTTCATAAGCGATATGCTTATACGACAGCTCATGGTGCAAGTTCTTCTGTAGCTACTACTGGCGATGCAACAATAGCCGCTGGTGCAGTAGACGCAGGTGACACCTATTATTTTAAAATGGGTACGGACTATGAGAACAAAGGTAACATGACTAGTATTTCTGGTCAATCAACAGGAGCAGTAGCAGTTGGAGATGCTAACACAGCACCACAATTCTTTCTCAATGACCAAGTAGTTAAAATTAACTACAGGGCAGCAGGGGAAGGTAGTGCTTTTACAACACCAACTGGATACTTACTCGCTAAGATTAAATCAGTAACTGCAGTATCAACCACACATCAAATACTTCAATGTGAGATTGTGAAAGGTACTTCAAGTTCTGTTGATCTAATGTGGGAAAGTGATACTGCTGCTGTCTCAACTGTTTACAATAAAACAATCGCTACGGATTTAGAACCAAAGCGTTGTTATGTTGTAGGTTCAGCTCACGGGCAAGGAACTGGTTATCCTGACACATGGAAAGACCAACCTTTCTCCACAGGTTTTGGACTAACTCAAATTTGGAAAACAGCTATGGCGATGGATAACACGACTCGTGCAACCGTCCTAAAGTATGAACCAAATGAGTTTGCAAGAATCTGGCGTGAAAAGCTGATAGAGCATAAATTCGATATTGAGCAATCATTATTGTTTGGCTCTCAATCTACTGCAACTGATGGAGTTCAATACACTCAAGGAGCTGTTGATTTTTGTGTTAACTATGGTAATATCTTCACAGGTAGCACTATTGGTACAACAAAATCACAAGATGACTTTCTTGATGACATGTCTCAATTCTTAGACCCACGTTACAATAACTCTAATGCTACATTGTTCTTGGTATCAACTGATGTATATAATTGGTTCCATAAACTTGGTGGTTACGTTAATGCTAACATGAGAAAAACTGACCTTGGTAGCGCAAATTCTTTTGCAGCTACATCAGAGTTCAGTATTGGTGGTAAGAAGAATGTCTATGGTGTAAACATTACTCAAGTTTATACTCCTTATGGAGTTATGAATTTGGCTCGTAATATTCACTTAGATGGAACTGAAATCAAGATTCTTGCAGTAAACATGAAGTATTGTGCATACAGACCATTAGTAGGTAATGGACTGAATCGTGATACTGCAGTTTATGTAGGAGTTCAAACTCTTGAAAACAGTGGTGTTGACCGAAGAGTTGATTTAATTCAAACCGAGGCCGGTATGGAATGGCAGATGCCAGAAGCCCATGCGGTCTGGAAATAGGAGGTTAAATCATGGCGATACCTAGATATGGCTCAAATGCAGAAGGAAACAGTCTCGATAACTTTTCTGAATCTTATACTGGTTCAGCAACTTGGGACGCTGGTTCAATAGCTGATGGTGACGAAGAAGCAAAAGAAATTACTGTTTTAGGGGCATCCCTCGGTGATTTTGTTTTGGTAAGTTCATCAGTAGATGCAGCTGATTTAGTATTAAATGCTCAAGTAACAGCGGCTGACACAGTCACAGCTATTCTTGCAAATAATACTGGAGGAGCTGTTGACTTAGCTTCAGCAACTGTATCTGCATTAGTTATAAAGAAACAATAATCTGAAATCTGAGAGGTAATAGCTCAGTATAATGATATTAGAGGGGGGCTTTTTAGCCCCTCTCTATGAAAAGGAAATATGGCAACAACAGAAATAACACAAAGTATAAAAGATATAACTGGTGAATCTACATTAGGTTCTCATGTAATTGAAGATGCCCAAAGATTTGTTTCAGCAAATATACCAAAAGATTTATTAGAAAATTTAATAGGAAGAGCTGGCAACTCTACAGATGGAAGCTCAATGTCAGCTCCGAATAATGATTCTATTATAGACGTTCAAAGAAATGGGTATTCTTGCAAAAAAGTTCCATTGTCAGATGCTAAATGGGTAGCTGATTCAGCTAGTTTAAAATATGCAACTAATAAAAATCCAGTTTATTATCGTGAGCACGCTGGTGGTATAAAAATTATTCCAGTAACTGCAGGTGGAGCGGCAGGTTACTATTATTTTATTGATTCATCTCAAATTGATGACGATTCTGATTTAAGAAATATAGTTATTAATCACGCATCTGCAAAAGAATTTGCAAGCTTGGCTAAATCAACTACATTTCCGACACTTACTTGGTCGGATATAACTCCACCTACGGCTCCAAACGCTCCAAGTTTTACAACTGTAAACATAGCAACTCAAACAGCTCCAACATTTACTGCACCTGATTGGAATCCTCCAGATTGGCAAGATATAGATAATTGGATAAATACAGAAGAAGATTCTGAAATGGCAGCTGTCAGAATACAGTCAATTAATTCACAAATTCAAGAATTCAATGCCAATTTGCAAAATGCTCAAGCTGATTTCAATGCTCAAAATACTGAATATGAAGCTCTTGTTCAAGAAGCTATGCAAGAAGCTACTTTAAATAAAGACAAGGAATCTCAAGAATATTCTGCAAAATTAAGTAAATATCAAAATGAAATAAGTAGCTATGGAGCTCAAATAAATGAAACTGTAAATTTCAATCAAGGTCAAATAGCTGAATGGCAAACAGAGTCTCAAGTTAAATTAAATCATTATTTACAAATGTCAGCTCAATTCTATAATTGGTGTATGTCTGAAATAAAAATGTATATAGAAAATCATCCCAAAACTTTATTAAAAATATCAGCTATGAGGAGTCAGCAAGGTGGCGGATAATGCTAAAGCAACAATAGGAGCTTCTGTATTTTTTGATAGCATAAAAAGTCAGGTAAACGGCTCTCAAAAATGGACTAAAGGGACTAGTGATAAATGGGTTTATCAAAAAAGAGATATAACTTATGCATCGGGAACTGGTGATTTAGTCGTAGATTCATCGGTAGATTTTTTAGGAGATATAAATGCCGTAGCAGGTGGTGATTTAATAAGATGGATTGCAGTAAAAAATTTAGCAACAGACTCAACTCATGGAATATGCCTAGCTTTAGGGGCTACGGCAGCTTATAATCTTACAAGTGGAATATTTTTAGGAGCTGGTGAAGTCTTGGTATTCAAACCAGTTAATTGCACAACTGATGATTTGCAAGTAATAGCTGTTAAACTTGATTCTGATGGAATACCCATATCTGGAATGAGTTCAAATGTTTCTATAGAATACGCAGCTTTATTAAAGGATGTATAATGAAAGTACAAGAAATAATGGAAAGAGTTAATTCAAAAGATACCAATAAAGTAATTGCTTATATAAAAGATGCTATTAATGTTATTCAATCTAATTATGATGAAAATGTAGCAACTTGGAAAACAAATATAACAGACGGAACAAGAGATTATCCATTACCAGCTAATTTAATTAGAATTAAAAGCATTTCTGTATATGATACAGAAGATAAAAAATACAAAAGAATAAGACGAATGATTCATGACCCTGTCGTTCGTGAGGATACTGAACCAGAATGAGCGTAAACACACATAGAAATTGGGTATATTCAATATCTGGAAGAAATGTTCAATTATACCAAAGACGTGATTCAGCTGAGATTGCAACTATAGCTGGATATAAAGTAAGG